GTTTTGCTTATGCAAACGATGTGTATGTTTCTCAGACAACTGAACATTATACAACAGCATGTGCATTCATTGGTTCAACCAATAGTATTGCTTTTGCGACTGCTTATAAAGTAACCGATGGTGCTATCTATCTTGAGTCAACAAACCTATATCCATCAGGGTATCTGACAACAGGTTACATTAGATACAATACGTTAGAGCCTAAGAACTTTAAGCGTCTTGTTGCACGTGGAGATTTCAGTAAGGGTTCTATGACCCTTGAAACAGTTACCGCTGATGGTACCGAGTACGATGTAGTCGCATACGACGCATCTGTCCCACCAGTTGAAGTAACCACATCTAACCCACAAGAAGCCCAAGAGTACTTGGCTTACAAGTTTATCATGTATCGTGACGGAACTGATGCAACTAAAGGTCCTATTATGAAGGGTTATCAGGCGAAAGCAACTATTGCTACTCCTCGCCAGCGAGTAATGAGATTCCCCGTCTATTGTTATGACGTGGAGACAGACCGATACAATGTACAGGTTGGCTATGAAGGCAGAGCCTTTGATAGAATTAACCAACTAGAAGCCGTTGAAGAAAATGGCGACGTTGTAACATGGCAAGACTTAACCACAGGTGAGTCACGTCAGGCTGTCATTGAACAAATCTCATTTACCCGCCTCACACCTCCAGACCGTGGATTCACTGGTTATGGTGGTGTCATTGATATAACAATTAGGACCGTATAATGTCTACTGCTCAATGGCTAGGTTTAGCCGTATCCGTCTGCACACTTATTGCTGCCTTTGCTACTTCTGTTCGCTGGTTAGTTAAGCACTACCTATACGAACTCAAACCTAACTCTGGCTCAAGCCTCAAGGACTCGGTCATTAGACTCGAGGAAAAAGTAGAAGTCCTTTATCAGATGATGTTGCAAAGAGGGAAGAATGAATGAAGCCTGTTGTCAAGAAAGCCACACCTGCAGCCATTGCTGTCCTTCGACAAGCCACAAAGATTTCGCCATCGCGTACGAAAGCGTCCGATGGACTTCTGCCGTCGAAAGCGCATCAGGCACAGAACCCCAACTCAGACCATAACACAGGTCTTGCAGTAGACTTAACCCATGACCCTGCTCGTAAGATTGACTGCCATGAAATCTATGAGCAACTCAAGAAAGACAAGCGAGTAAAGTATTTAATCTTCAAGGGTCAGATTTGGATTCCTGGTAGAGGCGATAAGCCGTACACTGGTAGCAATCCGCATAACAAGCATTTACATATATCAATCAAGGATAACTGTGGTAATGACGATTCACCATGGTTCCCGTGGCTAGACAGGCCTGTATTTAAGACTGCTGACCAAGCCAGGTTAGCGGCATCAAGACTAAAGCCCCTACCGAAAAAGAAAGAGAACAAATGAAAGAACTAGTTAAGAAGTTCATCGGTCCCAAGGAAGTAGCAGCATTTAAGTCTTACCTCCGTGCAGTACTGGCATCAGCCGTCACTATGGGTCTAGCCCTGTTGATGGACATGCAGCCAGAGCATGCAATCCTAATCGGTGGTATCACCGCTCCACTGGCTAAGTGGGCAGATAAGACTGAAACTGAATACGGACTAGGCTCCGAATAATACCCCAAATAAGCCTTCCAGGGCCCTTTTAAGACAAGAAAGCCCCTTACCTTAGTGATTACACTAGGGCGAGGGGCTCTTTTGTTGTTTCTAAAGGTTAACGCTCATACTCTTCTTCGAGTTCTTCAAGCCACAACTCGTATTGTCTGCCTCGAATACGTGCCTTGACATCGTAGTATGCTGCCTCTAGTGCATAAAACGCAGCGATACCTGCTAGTGTTGCTACAAACGTTTCAAAAAAGTTTGACATAATACTCCTTAGATATATATAATATATATTATATTATAAGGCCGTAGGCCTTTATATAATTACTTACATAACTAAGTATACAGATGATTTTCCAAATGTCAAATCTTTACAAACAATTGACAAATCACCAGCCATAGACTTATACTAGGGTTATGTCAATCAAACTAGAAGAATATACCCTACCAGAGCACTTATCGTACTCTGCGTTCACCACTTACCTCACCTGTGGCTACCAGTATTACCTAGGTAGGCTACTCAATAAGCAGGAATCGCCGTCTGTATGGTCAGTCGGAGGCTCTGCTTTCCACCTTGCCTGTGAAAACTACGACAAGGAGAACATGTGAACACTCAGCAACTATGGGACCAAGCATGGCTTGAGTCCAAAGGAGACCTTGACCTAACCAATGCACGTGTTGGCGGTCGAGCGACTAAGGCTAACCCTAACAAGGAAGACGTTACATTCTGGCAATCACAAGGTCCTAAATGGGTTGAAGCCTACATCGCATGGCGCAAGACTAACGCTAACTGGAAAATCTGGACAGCACCAGATGGCAATCCAGGAATCGAACTTGCACTAACACCAGTCGTTGACGGCGTACCAGTCAAGATGATTATTGACCGCGTATTCGAAGTCAATGGTGAACTTGTAATTGTCGACTTAAAGACATCCCAGCAGACACCAAGCAGTAGTCTGCAACTAGGCTTCTATAAACTAGGTCTTGAACAGACCTTTGGTATCGAAGTTAAATGGGGAACTTACTACATGTCACGTGGTAATAACATCTCAGACATGGTGGACCTATCCGAGTACACCTACGACAAGATGCATTACCTTATCAAAACATTTGACAACGCACGCAAGGCTGGTATATTCTTACCCAACACAAACAATTGCCAGTACATGTGCGGGTTAACCGAGTACTGTCAATTCTCTACGAAGAAGGATAAATAAATGGCCGAAGACTGGAAACTACAAGTATCCTATAAGACACCTGCTGGCGATATGATTAACGTACGAGCACAGACAGCGGATGAACTTAGCGTCCTATTGGAATCAATGGGCGACTATTCAACTCAGATTGCTGCAGTGCAGCGTTTGGTTGTTGGTGCTTACGGGGTTGCCCCTTTATCGACATCGACTTCCACAGGAAGCACAACGCCACCGCCCTCCTCAACTCCGCCCCAGGCTCAGGCTCCGTCCGCTATGGGAGCACCAGCGCCCGTACAGGGTGGACCGACGTGCCAGCACGGACCTCGCAAGTACAAGTCGGGAATCTCCAGCAAGACGGGAAACCCTTACGCGATGTGGGTCTGTCCGATGCCTCAAGGCGCGGACCAGTGCAAGCCAGTCAACTAATACCAGAACAATTTCCATTTTGAACTAACTAGGAAGGGAGCGCAATGAGAACTCTAGTACGTTCAGTAGGACGAGCCTCAATTGGCGGAGAACCCTTACCTAGTTCGTTCAAGGCGTTCGAACAGAACAAGATTATTATACGTCGTTCAGAAGTTTCTATGTTTGCAGGTGCTCCAGGTGCAGGAAAATCTACTCTTGCACTAGCACTTGCACTCAAGACTAATGTGCCAACATTGTATATCTCAGCAGATACCAATGCACACACAATGGCTATGCGCTTAGCATCTATGATTTCGGGGAAGAGTCAGTCAGATGTAGAGCAGAAACTTAATACTGATGTTGGTTGGACTAAAGCAGTCCTCCAAAGAGGAAATCATATAGTCTGGTCTTTCGAATCGTCACCAACGTTAGAAGACATCGATGAGGAAGTCCAAGCATTTGAGGAACTATGGGGTTGCCCACCGTCTCTCATTGTCTTGGACAACCTCATGGATGTAGCCACCGACGGTGGCGAGGAGTTCGCATCTATGCGAGCAATTATGAAGGAGTTGAAGTTCCTTGCGAGAGATACTAATGCAGCGATTGTTGTACTACATCACACTTCGGAAGCAGTTCCAGGAAATCCTTGCCAGCCAAGAAGTGCAATCCAAGGAAAGGTCTCTCAACTCCCTGCGCTTATATGTACACTCGGGACTGTTGGCACATCAATGGGCGTTGCATCAGTCAAGAATCGCTATGGACGAGCAGATGCCAACGGAACGTTAATGACTTGGTTAGCATTTAATCCAGAATACATGTACATCGATGATATACCAGAGAATGTTTAGGAGAGGTTATGTTAATGGAAAAGACACTAAAGATTATGAAGCAGGAAGCATACGTACAGGGATGGCAAGATGCAGCAGATGCAATTACATCTAAGTTCGAAGAATCATTGCGCAGTTCAATCGAAAACCTAGAACTACCCAACTTTGAGGATGAAGATGACAACAAGGAAAAGTCACAAGGCTAGAGGTGCGACGTATGAAACCGACATCCGAGACTGGTTTAGAGCAAATGGATACGATAGTGAACGACTTGCTCGAACAGGTGCAAAAGATGAGGGCGACATTGTTGTCCGCAAAGATTTCTTTGGAAGCATTGGCGTTATCGAATGTAAAGCGCCAGGTGCAGGCAACGCCATTGACCTTAGTGGTTGGACCAAAGAAGCCCAACTCGAGGCAGTTCACTACGCGGAAGCAAGAGGACTTGATAAAGGCGAAGTCTTACCAGCGGTACTAATCAAAGCAAGAGGCAAGTCAATAGCAGATTCATATCTAGTATTAAGGTTGGGCGATGTATTTGGTGGATGACTTACCAGACATAGTAGCGGTGTTGAAGCACTACGGTGCCAACATTACTCGAGCGTCTGGTCAAGTCAACATCAAGTGTCCGTTCCATAATGATAGTCATGCAAGTGCAAGTTTTAATACAAGACAGAATATATTTAATTGCTTCGCGTGTGGTATGCAAGGCAATAGCATTCAAATAATTGCTAAACAAGAAAGGTGCGATATACGTGAAGCAAAGTCAATCGCAGAAGGAATTACTGGGGAGAGCCACCAGCAAGTACGCGGAAAGCATCTCTCTGGCGGAAGATTACCTAGCAAGCAGGGGAATAACAAAGGAAGTAGCGCGTCTGGCGCGATTAGGCGTAGTAGAGGAGCCTGAACCTGGACATGAACAGTACACAGGAAGACTTAGTATTCCGTACATTACGAAGACTGGCGTGGTTGACCTGCGCTTTCGCTCTCTTAATCCTGCCGTTGAACCGAAGTACATGGGTATGGTTGGTGCTGACACTCGCATGTACAATGTACTTGACATTGAGAATGCTGGAGATTGGATTGGAGTCTGTGAAGGCGAGTTGGACACACTTACTATGTCTCGCCTCGTCGGAATTCCCTGTGTTGGAGTCCCAGGCGCGAACTCTTGGAAGAAGCACTATACAAGATTACTTGCAGACTTTGAGCGCATCTTCGTCTTTGCCGATGGTGATGCCCCAGGGCGTGAGTTTGCTGCGAGTCTTGCCAGAGAACTCCCAGTCACCACAATTACTCTCGGTGATGGAGAAGATGTGAACTCAGCGTATATTAAATATGGCAAAGAGTTCATCCAACAAAAGATGGGATTGAACATTGATTGAGATTCCACCATGTAAGATTTGCGGACAACACTTCGACAACATCTTCGAAGCAACCGACCATCTTATAGAGGACAACGGCGAAGAAGAGTTTAATCCAGAAATAATCTTACCTAATGGGTACAGACTATTGGTTGGTAGCCTACTACGTCAACTCTTTGACAAGGCAGAAGACCCAGAGGAAGTACGTTCTATTGTGCAACTAACTTATGGAACCTTGTACGCAGCAGAGTCGGACATTGGTCTGATGAAAAAGTTAGTTGAAGATGCAATTATACATGAGCACATGACTGACATAGATGAAGAATTAATAGAACTACTAGACAAGGGAGACGAGAATGGCAAACAATAAATTCGTCAATGACTTAGGCGATACAACCTCTGAGTTGTTCGACTTGCTTCTATCGAAGCATGCGGACTATGGTCCAAAGAACATTAGCGATAGTCCAGGTGGGCCACTCAATGGTCTACGTGTACGAATGCATGACAAGTTAGCACGAATCAATAACCTAGTTGATAGCGGTGCTAAACCAGAACATGAGTCCCTCGAGGACTCCTTCAAAGATATGGCAAACTATGCAATCATCGGATTGCTAGTACTGAGAGGACAGTGGGATAGCGAATGAAGATATTCGGACCATACAAAGGTAGCAAGCAAAACGGCGGGAGACCAATCTATGTTTTCAAGCGTAAGAAAAAAGACGGTACGACTACCACTACTTCTAGTAATAAGGCTCGCGTGGATTATGAGAAAGCAACGGGTAAAACCCTCCCGAAAGACTCCGAAGTAGACCATAAGAATAACAAGGGAAGAGCAGGCGATGACCGCCTATCTAACCTTCGTGTCTTAAAGAAGAAGGATAACGTAGCACTAGAGAACAAGCGACGCACTGGTAAAAAGACCACTGCTAAAAAGACTGTCAAGAAAGCGGTTAAAAAGAAGCCATGAAAACTATAGTCTGCGTTTCCGATTTACAGATACCTTACCATGACAAGCGAGCAGTAGCCAACCTCGCTGCTTTCATCAAGGCGTACAAGCCAACCGAAGTAGTTTCAGTTGGTGATGAAATGGACATGCAGACTATTTCTAAATGGTCAAAGGGTACACCTTTAGAGTACGAACGTTCTATCGGACGGGATAGAGACGAGACAACTCGGGTACTCGAGTCACTCAAGGTCAAGCATATCATTCGGTCAAACCACACGGACCGATTGTATAACACAGTTATGATGCGTGCTCCTGGGTTGCTCGGGCTACCCGAGTTGGACTTGCCACAATTCCTACGCCTACCAGATATCGGTGCTACATACCATGAGAAGCCTTATGAGTTGGCACCTAACTGGTTGCTTATGCATGGTGATGAAGGCTCTATGAAGTCCATTGGAGGGCTTACAGCCCTTGGTTTAGCGATGCGTACGGGTAAGTCCGTAGTGTGTGGTCATACGCACCGCATGGGTTTATCACATCACACTCAATCGTATGGTAACTCTACACCTCAAACCGTATGGGGTATGGAAGTTGGCAACCTTATGAAATATAAGGAAGCAAAGTACATCAAGGGTGGACTATTCACATGGCAACAAGGCTTCGGCATGTTGTATGTAGATGGCAAGACGGTAGTTCCAGTAACAATTCCAATCGCTAAAGATGGTTCGTTCATTGTGGAAGGTAAGGTGTGGGGCAGATGATGTTACCTTGGGAAAGAATTGAACCTTGGGATTACATCGTGGCTCATGTTGCTGACGAATACCACAAGAAGTACAACATGGTTGAACGCGAAGACATTAAACAATCACTCTACGAGTGGTTCCTCGAGCATCCTAATAAGTTGGATGAGTGGGAAGCAATCGGCAAGAAGGATGCTAAGAATTTAATCTATCGTTCTATCCGCAATCAAGCACTAGATTATTGCCAGACTTGGAAGGCTAAGTCAGTGGGCTACGAAACATCCGACTTGTTTTACTACGAACCAGATATGGTTGAGGCTTTGCTGCCAGCAATCTTACGCAAAGACTTTACTGTAATGCCTGTACTTAACCTTGGAAAAACAGGACGACCACCAGCACCATCAGAGGGCGGTAACATGATGGCGATGATGGTCGAGATTGACGCTGCATACAATAAGTTAAGCACAGAAGATAAGACTGTACTTTTCTACAAGTATGCAGAGTCCCTGGATTACGCTTCAATTGCTAAAGAGATGGAACTAGGTAGTGAAGATGCAGCGCGTATGCGCCACAATCGTGCTATTAAGAAACTCATTACTCGCATTGGTGGCTTCAAACCTTTCTTAGACAGAGACTTTCCCGATAAAGAACCCGAAGTAGACGATGCTAATCCAGAGCAGGTAGATGGAGAGACCGAGGAGTAATGGTACTAGAACGGGCGAGATAATCCTAATAAATAGTTTCAGTTATCTTGTCCTGTTCTGAGTTGTAGAACTCGTATGCATCATGTGCTGCAATCTCCCTAGCAATTGCCGTTCTCATGTGCTCTAAGATTGCTCCTGGAGTTATCAAGTAACCCCTTGAAGGATTAGGTGGGATGTCACAGGTGATTGGTCTACCGACTTCCCACACGACTTCCTTGAGTCTATACAATGGAACTATAAGTACCGAATCTTCTAGTACAAATCCCCAATGCGTAGCCTTGCTAACGCGAATACCAGATGGCTTCCAAGCATTCTCGTTCTGATAGTAACACTCAGTTTCAATGTATAGATTGCCAGTCTTGACCCACTTCTTATCGGTCTTGACTTCTACTGTATCGAGGTGGAGCAAGTCTGCGACCTTGCTCTCACCTTCTAGTCCTGCCCTATAATCTAAGTCCCAATTACTGTCTTTCATAGACCCTCCATATATTTTCTGAATGCCTTGTCCCAGTCGTAATTTTCAAAGTACTCCGCGATACCTTCGATAATTTGGTCTTGTAGTTTCTGCATTTCTTCATCGGTCATTTACCCTCCTGTAGAATAGAAGCCAGAGCCATTGAATTTAACTGGTGGAGCATTGTAAACTCTAGCCATTATGTCGTTACAGATGTCACAATATGGGATGATTTCGTCTTCGGTCATCCCGCGCTGAATAGTTTGTGTTGAGCCGTCGGCTTTACACGCATACTCATACGATGCCATTAGTACCAGCCTTTCCGTTCATGAAACTTCCATGCCATGCATGGTGTTCCATATCTGTGCATAATATAGGCGAAGCCTCTGTCAATCTGCAAAGGTGCAGGAGTGGTAGGGTCTAAGCCAAGTATCTGCGGTATACCGCCAGCGTTCTTGCCCATTACTTTTACTTTGTTGAATGCCTCTGCACGCCAGTTGGATTCTTGCGTCCATAGTTTATCCAAGCACTCGTACTGATTGTTAGCCCATGCAAGTATTACATCTTGCGCATAAGCTTTGCTGTCCTCGACTACCCACGTTCGTTCGGTAATCTGTTTCTCTGTCGGGCTAGCCCGATGACCTATGGCATAGACCACCAAACCTACGACAACAACTGCTAGTAGTATCTTCTTCTGCATGTTACCCCTTAATCCAAGGTTTTATCCTTTGTAGGAAATTAAGTGCATTTCTTTTCTCATCTAGTGTAACGCTATCGTTCTCCTTGATTACTACTGAACCCTTGTGCCTTCCTTTACCAACGCGCTCTGCGATGTCTGGCTTTAGGAGAGCACCAGTAGCCCTGCCTTTGCTCATGTACTCAATGCCTTGTCTGTCTGCCATGAGTATTCGTTCACCTGCAAGTTTACCACCCCAGATGCCGTATGGCAAATTTTTAGGCTCCATGCCTTCTTTAAGGCAGTCATCCTGATTGTGACATGAATTACATAGGGCGATAGCCCTAGATACTTCGATGCTTAGTGCTTGCATCTTTTCTGCGGACGGCATACCCCTAGATAGTTCTGGGAACCATGCGTCGGGATTCTCATCCCCTGTGCAGTTACCTCTAATCATAATCCCCCCACATTCTATCTGGCTCTCCGCAATCGTCTTCGCTCATCAAGCAACCACAATCATCGCAGAACTCGTCGTCCCTGCCTAATGCTATGTCGTCGTCCAATGGTGGTTCGTAACTCATGCACCTACCTCGCTCTCCAAATCAAAGACAGCATAGTCGGCAAACTCCTGACCATACTCGTCTACTGTAATGTTGTACGCAATCTTGAGTGCTTGGTCTTCCGACACTACATCTTCGATAGTAAGCCACTCCTCATACTTCACTCGTACTCGTATGCTATTTACCATTATGCTACCTCTCTTAGTAGTAATCGGACTTGCGCTATGCGTGCATTATGTACACTCTCATGCTTGGAAATGTACAATGCTGGCGTACTTGTTAGCACTTGCAGATAGTCAATCAAGACTTCCCGTAGTTGCTCTCGTTGTTCTGTGGTCATGATGCTCCTATCCTGCGTTCCATGAG